TGGGAGTGGTCCCAGAATCGAGAGCAGTTTGGTCATATGTTGACAGAGAAAAAGATGTAATTTTCGTTGGGAAATGTTTTGAAGATGTATATGATAATGGACAAGGATTTTTAAGCAACTGGGATGGGTTAGGATATGTTACCCTAGACCCAAGTCAAGAACACGACTATTTTCTAGGTAATCCAGGCGTTGGGGAAAGATGCAAAGCATATTTCGATTCAATAGAACATCCTTATAAAACCGAAGCGGGCATTAAGATGTGTAAAGCCCTTCCTAATTGTAAGAACCAATGTTATGATTGTCATTTGTGTGAAGATGCTTACGGATATGACCATTTCGATTCATTAGCCCAAATTAATAGAACGCCAGACTCTGACTATACCAGAAGCGGTGATAAAACAATAGATATTAGAGTTGATACAGGATACACTAATAATAGAATAGACGCGGCTTCAAACGCATAAATAGAACATATAAACTGGAGAAACACAAATGGCAGATATAGATTCAGAAGCAGGCGAAATCGAAACTGGTGATTTTGATTGGGGATTTTCCTTTTCTGACACCGATGAAGCCGATAGCGCCACAGTAGTAAAAGAAACTACGACTCAAGTCGCGGCCGACCTAGGTCCGATTACTCAAAAACTAGATGCTATCATAGCCCTAATTCCTATTGATGGGATATCAAATGCGGAAGCAGTTGATGTTGATTTAAGTGGCATTGATAACAAACTAGACCAAATCCTTGCATTAGAAAAAGTTGATGCACTAACCGCTGGCGATATGCCAGACCTTTCACCTCTCTCGGACAAATTGGATGCCATTCTTGCAAAAGAAACTACAGTCAATGCTCCAGAAGTAAATGTTGATTTGACTCCCATCACTGACACACTTGATGTAATGGAAGTAAAGATGAATGAAATCCGTGATATGGATTTCAATGGTGATGGTCAAGTAGATTTCGGTGACGTTAACAATAATCTAGCCGACCTGTTGACTCGTCAAGAGGCAGCCGAAGCCGAACTAGAAGCCAAGAAAGTTGAGTTTGAAGAGTACAAATCCAAAAAACTTAAAGCCTTGGAACAGTTAATCATTCCATTGCTGAAAAACCTAAAGAGCAATCCAGACAAAGCCTACATCCATTGGCCAAATCGAGCAGGAGTATTAGATGCACAAATAAGCAAAATTCTATCTATAACCCGTTAAGTCTATGTATGAATATAATGCGAAATTGAAGCGAGTAGTTGACGGAGATACGGTAGATGCTTACATCGATTTGGGATTTAAGACTCATTTGGAAATACGTATCAGGCTCAAGGGCATTGATACTCCCGAATCACGTACACGAGACTTGACTGAAAAACGATACGGACTCGGAGCCAAACACCGAATGATTGAACTCTTAGAATCCAATGATAACGAGTTTGTTATTCAGAGTCACGGAGTTGGGAAGTATGGAAGATGTCTAGGTGATTTGTTCATTCCAGGACCGACACTCGAAGATGGCCAGAGAATGACAAATGTCAATCAGAAGATGATAACTGAAGGCCACGCGGTAGCATATTTCGGTGGTTCTAAGTCAGAAGTACAAAGAGCCTTAATGAAGGCACGAGATATATCAAAAGAATATGTGGAAAAACACGTAAAACCGCTTGACTAATGATTGCCTATGGTGTATAATGTGAACTAAGAAAAGTGAAATTGGATATATTATGAAAGATATTGTTGTAGTAGATATTGAAACGCTTGGTAGCGTTAACAATTCGGTAGTTTTATCTGTTGGTATGGTCGCTTGTGACTCTACCAAAGATTATACGTTTAAAGAATTAGTAGAGAATGGCTATTACGCCAAACTCGATGTCAAGACCCAAGTCGAAGCGGGAAGAAAAATCCACAAAGACACCCTAGACTGGTGGGCCAGCCAAGATAAAGGAAACGGTTCACACGCAGGCAAGGTACTAAGACCCTCAGACAAAGATATGCACTTTAAAAACCTGCGAGAGGATATGATTCGCTGGTTGACGAGACAGGGTGTAGATATCACAAAAGCCAAATATTATTCCCGAGGTTCCCACTTTGATTTTGGCATACTCCACGACCTATTCAGAATTACAGAAGGATGTGAAGATACAGACCTCCCCTGGAGATTCTGGAATCTACACGATTCAAAAACTGTTATACTCACCCTATTAGATGTGAGTCACCAACTTGGTGTGGAGCCAGAAGGATTTATACATCACGATTGTCTCCACGATGCCGCGAGGGAATATTTAGCAATGGAGACCGCTGTTTATATGTTTCAAAATTCACTAGAAAAAGGAGAATCAAGGTGAACCGTAATGTACCAATAGAAGATATGGAAGAGCCTAAAGGATATAATGTCTCTTTATGCTTTGAGTGGATGAATTGGGATTCCTGTCTCACGTTTGAGATTGTGACCGACGGAGCAATTTCAGATAAAGTCGCTATGGTAAAAGATTTGATTGATGCGTGGGGTGGTATTGTTGAAATGGAAGATGATGGCACTGTTGTCAATCTGAAACAATTCAAAACTGCTTACGTAGTACCATCTAAGAAAAATTGGAATGAAGTTGACCCACTGAAGAAGCCCACAACTCTTAGGGTGGTCCATTGAAAGAATTAAAAGATTACATTAAGATATACGATGGTGCCATAGCACCCGAATTATGCACAAAAATTATTACAGCCTTTGATTCAGATGATGAATATTATTTGGATTCATATACAGGCTCATTAGCAACGCCATCTCCTGACACCCGTACTGGGTTCAGCAATCATCGTAACGCAATTGAATTAAACTGCACAAAACGGGCCGCCGAGGCTCCTAAGTGGAATGGTATAATGCGAGTGATGACCCATCACGCCGCCCATATGTACAAACGATATCGTAAAGACTTAGAAGCAGACGGATTCCCAAAGAATCAATTGTTCGAGGAAGTTACGCTTGAGCAATTCAGAATGCACCGATACGATAAAAATGAACATTATTACAAACAGCATATTGACAGTATTGAATCAACATCCTGCAAACGGATGCTTGTGTTATTGTATTATCTAAATACCGTCAAAGAGGGTGGTGAAACATCCTTTGACACGATTGAATATGAAGCATCTAATCTTCATTGGGAAAAGATGAAAGTAAAACCAGTAGAAGGTAGACTCTGTATCGCTCCAACCTGGTTCGGATATCCTCACTCCGCAGAGATGCCAATTAGTAATACGAAATATATGATTAAAACATATATTCATTATCCTGAAAGGTAAGGTTTTTATGAATTTTGAGTTAACTTTAAATGAAAATGGCAATTTACAATTTATTTTTGACAAGTGGGATATATTAGTTAATCTATTAGGCATAGGATTTTCTATTGCCTTAGTTGTTGTCGTTATAGTTTCGGCAATCAAACTTGGCTGGAACTTTTGGCCCTACGTTTTCGTGGCTGGTGCTCTAGCATTTCTATTTACTTAGGAGTAGTAAATGCCCATCATTGAACTCAAGATTTTCCAACACACTTGTGATGAGTGTAAGCAAGACTGGACTATGATTAATCCAGGCGACAATACAGCATATTTTTGCCCGTATTGTGGCAAGCAACAGCCCGTTCAAAATTTATTTGGTGAATACAAACAGGCGAACCCAAAACATTACAAGCCCGATTCCGGGACCAAACCGCTTACTGAACGAAGAAAAGAGGATAAACGCCGTCCAGGAGCCATTCCGTGGGATGAGCCATACGAAAGACGAGAAGATGGTAAATGGAGAGGCGACCCAGTCGGACCGCCGTCCGAGGAGGCCATTGAGCCGTCAGTTGACGAAGTGCTACACCCAACAATCGTACAGAAGAAAACACCAGAACGAATTGAAGCCGAAGATAGAATGACACACAAGGTGTGCGAAGAGGGATGGTGGAACCCAATCACAAAAGAGTGCCAAGGCGAAGGAAATGGCCATAATGTGGTTGACAGCGAGTAGGGAATAGTGTATAATGCTTATATTATGTTAGATACAAAGACAAATTTAGAGAAGAAACTCGATAATATCAACCACACGATGGAGTTGGTACGCACAATCGTACCGCTTTTGATGGTGGCTCTGCAGGTTATCATCCTAGTCAAACTGTTTGTCTAGATGAGATTTTACACCTATATCGGGACCCTCGGGAATAAGATTCTCGTCCGTGGCGTGAACGCTGAAACGGGCAACGATTTTATTCGGAGAGAGGACTTTCAACCAACGATTTTCGTTGAAGGCAAGAAGGGTGAAACTCCTTATCGGACCTTGGATGATAAGCCAGTATACAAGATGTCGCCTGGCAATATCAAGGAAACACGAGAGTTCATCAAGCAATATCAAGGTGTGGATGGCTTTGCTATTCACGGCAATGATAACTTTGCACTTCAATATACTTGTAAAGAATGGAAAGGCGATGTCGATTACGATGTCAACAAAATCCGTATTTGGAATCTTGATATCGAGGTAGAGGCCGAACAAGGCTTTCCATCTCCTGAAAAAGCAAATGCGGTTGTTAACGCTATCACTGTATACGACTCCATCGAAGATGTTTATTTTACGTGGGGTCTTGATGAGTGGAAAAATCATCGTGATGATATTAAGATAGAATATTTTCAAATGGATTCTGAAGAGGAATTGCTCAAGCATTTTCTAGACTTGTATCAGAATTCACCACCTCATATTTTAACAGGATGGAACATTGAGAATTTTGATATACCATATTTGGTTAATAGACTAACCCGACTGTTTGGTCAAAAAGAAGTCAAGCGACTTTCACCATTCGGCTGGATTAAAGAACGTACAATTAGGGGGAAGTATGGTAAAGAATCTGTGGCGTATGATATATTCGGCGTGGCTACGATGGACTATCTCCAACTCTATAAGAAGTTTACGTATGCGAATCAAGAATCGTTTAGATTAGACCATATCGCCTTTATTGAATTAGGCGAACGGAAGATTTCATACGAAGAGGCGGGCACCCTCTTTAAACTTGCCCGTACAAATCACCAGAAGTTCATTGACTATAATATCAAAGACGTTGAATTAGTTCAGCGAATTGATGATAAGTTAAAGTTAATCGATTTGGGTATGACGATGGCATATGATGCCAAGATTAATTTCGTAGACGTATTCGGCACCGTTAAGATGTGGGATGCAATAATCTATGACCACCTACGAAAACAAGATATCGTCTGCCCTGCGAGTAACAGAAATTCTAAGAACACTGCCTTTGTCGGTGCTTACGTTAAGGAACCAATCACTGGTTTCCACGACTGGGTAGTATCGTTTGATTTAAACTCCCTATATCCACATTTGATTATGCAGTACAACATCTCACCTGAAACGATTGTTGGACACAAGTCGGATGTGGATGTAGAGAACCTCTTGACAAAAGAGGCAGACCTGTCAGACGTTCATAAGAAAAAATATACCGTTGCACCAAACGGAACGATGTATCGAAAAGACAAGCGTGGATTTCTCCCGACACTAATGGAGAAAATCTATGCTGACCGAGTAGTCTTTAAAGAGAAGATGCTTGACGCCCAAAAACGAAAAGAAGAAGGCGAGGACACAGATAACGAGATATCAAAGTATCTCAATATTCAGATGGCCAAAAAGATTCAGTTGAACTCTGCTTATGGCGCCATTGGTAATCAGTGGTTCAGATATTTTGATTTACGCAACGCTGAAGCGGTCACCACTGGTGGTCAATTAGCGATTCGATGGATTGAAAAGGCTCTGAATGACTTTCTAAACAAATATTTAGGGAGTAAAGATTATGATTATGTTGTTGCTATTGACACTGATTCGGTATATTTACGACTAGGGAAATTTGTTGAGAAGTTCATCAAATCGGATGATAAGAATAAGATTTGTGACGTTATCGACAAAGCAACCCAAGAAGCGTTTGAGCCATACATTGCCAAATCCTATCAGGAACTAGCAGATTACGTTAATGCCTATGAGCAAAAGATGTTTATGGGTAGAGAGGTGATTGCAGACAAGGCCGTGTGGACTGCAAAGAAACGCTATGCCCTTAATGTCTATGATTCAGAGGGGGTACGATATAAGACCCCTAAGATGAAAGTTATGGGTATGGAGATTGTCAAATCGTCAACACCAGCGAATGTTCGTGGTAAACTCAAGGAAGCAGTTAATATAATGTTAACAGGGAATGAGCAACAATTACAATCCTTGGTGCATAAATATAAGAAGGAGTTTGTTGAATTAGACATACCCGAGATTGCATTTCCGAGAGGACTAAGCGATTACACGAAATATGAACACGCCACGAAGTCGGTGCCGATTCACGCACGAGCGGCCAAAGTGTATAACGGGTTACTAAAGAAGCATAATATTAAGAATGTCGAGAAGATTGGTGATGGTGCCAAGTTGAAGTTCGTATACTTGAAAACACCTAATCCCTTCAACTCTAATGCGATTGCTTTTCTTGATGGACTCCCACCAGAATTCGAGGTTGAACGATGGGTCGATTATGATACACAATTTGAAAAGGCGTTCCTCTCTCCGTTAGAAGGAGTTCTTCAGCCCGTAGGTTGGGATTGGGAAGAAAAGAGTTCGCTTGAATCATTTTTTGGATAGGAAAATAGAATGGCTAAAATAGATTTAAATGCAATTGCTCAAGCATCACAATCAGGAGCAAAAACTTTTGACCAGTTCAGTGCGAACTTTCAGGAGAATATTGCCAATCTTACGTCAAGAAGTAAATTCGGTCTGATAGAAACAGACAACGAATATGTTCTTGATGAAGATGGATATATCATTGGTGATATATGGTCAGAAGCCATTGCCGCTGAAGTAATGTCACTGAATGGATTTCAGGCAACCACTGCCCGCATAGAGACACTAATCGAAGCAAGAGAGATTTTTGGAAAAGGTTCAGTGCCAATTGACCACGTCCTAGTCGCAAAAGGGATGGGCCATACCACGGCAGAATTCTTGAAGATGTTTCCAAAGTTTCCAATAATCTACTTCACACGTTGGGGAAATTTGAGGAAACCATATGATTTGAAAGATTTACTTGACCACCCAGTAAAAAGATAAAAAAGACTTGACAACACCTGTCAATTGGTGTATAATGTACCAAAATTGACGTATATTATGGAGAAATAAATGAGTGATTCTATAGTCGCACAAAAAAGATTGTTAGATAAACTGCGAAAAGCAGGTTCAATCAAATCTACCCAGTTAACAAAATCCTCTCTATTCACAGAGAAAGATGTAATTCCCACCTCGGTCCCGATGGTTAATGTCGCATTAAGTGGCAAACTGGACGGCGGCCTTACCAGCGGCCTGACAGTTCTTGCGGGTCCATCAAAGCATTTCAAAACAGCATTTGGTCTATTGATGATGAAAGGATATATGGATAAATATCCAGAATCAATATGCTTATTCTATGACTCTGAATTCGGTACTCCACAGGGCTACTTTAGTTCTTTGAAGATTGATACTGATAGAGTCCTTCACGTTCCAACTAAGAATATCGAAGAGTTGAAATTTGACCTAGTCAAGCAACTTGATAATCTGGAAGTGGAAGATAAAGTATTCGTTATGATAGACTCTATTGGCAACCTCGCTTCCAAGAAGGAAGTCGAAGATGCACAGAACGAAAAGTCCGTTGCGGATATGACACGAGCAAAACAACTCAAGTCATTGTTCCGAATGATAACTCCCTATCTCACATTAAGAGATGTTCCACTAGTCGCAGTCAATCATACTTACCAAACGCAGGAGATGTTCTCTAAAGCAGTCGTTTCTGGCGGTACTGGTGTATATTACTCTGCTGATAATATTTGGATTATAGGGAGACAACAAGACAAGAAGGGAACCGAAATCCAAGGCTACAACTTCATTATCAACGTAGAGAAATCTAGGTTCGTTAAAGAGAAGAGCAAGATTCCTATTTCAGTTACGTGGGAAGGTGGCATTAAGAAATACTCTGGATTACTAGACGTTGCTCTTGAGGGCGGATTTGTTGACAAACCGTCAATGGGATGGTATGCAAAGGTCGATATGAATACTGGCGAAGTGTCAGAGGATAAAGTTCGAGCAATCGCCACAGAGGGCAAAGATTTCTGGGAAGATATTTTGGTCCATCCAAAATTCATAGAATATGTTGAGAAACGATACTCAATGGGTTCTGGACTCCTTCAGTCGATTGATGCAGAGGCCCAAAATGGCTGACAATGAAGTCTTTTATGTAAGGACTAAAGATAAGACAACTTTTGCGATATATGACTTGACACTGTCCGATGATTGTGATAAAATATCGTTTGGATATAATTTCATAGATGAGAATGGATTAGATAAGTCTCACTATGAAGAGGAGATAAATGCTATCGTAAAGCAACAAGTGGAGAGAGCAATTAAACTAGAAGTAGCAGATGCAAATTTGAGGGAAAATACGTGAATATAGAAGCCACGATATTATCAAATCTATTACACAATGAAGAATTCGCCAGAAAGTCAATTGTCTTTCTGAAGGATGATTATTTCCAAGACGCCACAGAGAAAGCGGTGTTCCACGAAATACAAACATTCTATGCGAAATACAATGATGTGCCGACCAAAGAGGCACTTCAAATCGCCATAGACGAAAGGGAAAATCTATCGTCTACGATATACGAGGAAGCAGAAGCATTAATCAAATCTCTTGGAAAGACAGACAATAATCAGCAATGGCTCCTTGACGAAACAGAGAAATTCTGTAAAGACAAGGCAGTCTATAATGCTATTATGGAGTCAATAGAGATTATTGATGGTAAGCACAAGAAGAAAACTGATGGTGCGATACCCGAACTATTGTCTGAAGCCTTAGCAGTAACATTCGATACACATATCGGCCACGATTTCCTAGAAGATTCCGATGAGCGATATGAATTCTACCACACAAGAGAAGAGAAGATTCCGTTTGACATTGAATACCTGAATAAGATTACCCAAGGTGGAGTCACACGAAAATCATTAAATATTCTTATGGCTGGTACTGGTGTCGGTAAGACTATCGGTATGTGTCATATGGCCGCATCGAATCTGACGATAGGAAAGAATGTTCTATACGTCACAATGGAAATGGCAGAGGAACGTATTGCTGAAAGAATAGACGCCAACCTGCTTGATATCGAATTGAATCGCCTGAAAGATTTAACTAAGGTGATGTACGACCGCAAAATGGAGCAACTTAAACAGAAAGTAAAAGGCAAGATAATCATCAAGGAATTCCCAACATCTCAGGCACATACAGGTCATTTTAGACATTTGCTCAACGAATTATCATTAAAGAAAGATTTCAAACCAGACATTATATATGTCGATTATCTTAATATATGTGCATCTCAAAGGCTCGTAGGTTCTCAATCTGTTAACTCTTATACATACGTTAAGGCGATAGCAGAAGAACTCCGAGGTCTAGCAGTTGAATTCAACGTGCCTATTTGGTCTGCAACCCAGACCACACGTTCTGGTTTCGGCAATTCAGATGTCGGTCTGGAAGATACATCTGAATCCTTCGGTCTGCCAGCAACTGCTGACCTCTTTCTCGCTCTTATTCAGACAGAGGAACTAGAGGAATTAAATCAAGTGATGGTGAAACAGTTGAAAAATCGTCACGGTGATATTGCTATCAATAGACGATTCGTCATCGGAATCGATAAACCCAAGATGAAATGGTACGATGCTGAACAATCAGCACAGGAAGACATCATTGGAACGACTTCCGTGACTAGTGGGCCACGCTCATATGAAGAAGCGGAATCTATGTTTTCCGGTGCCAATAAGAAGAAGGCATTTAAAGACTTCAAAATGTAACTGTCGATTCTTATAAATATGTAATAAGAGTAAATTACATATCCCCTTGAAGGTCATTATGAAGAGATTCACCTCATTTGTTCGCCTGTTAGAAGCCCGAGCAACTACCGAACAAAAAGACGTTAAAGATTATATTACCACACTGCTTTCTTCTATAGGAATTAAAGTAACTGGTGGTGCTAAGGCAGGAACCACGTGGCATATTAGAGCCGCAGTGGGTACGGACCCAATAGCATTCTTCAAGCAATACCCAGAAATTAAAATAAAAGATAGTTCAGAAAGTGTATCTGGCACATATGATACATTTGAAATTACTGTTAAGGATGTGGGTACAGCATTGTTTGTCAATCAAACACGCTCCGCGGAAGATAGCAAGGCACAATCCCTCACTACTAAACAATTAACTCCAGATGCTTTTCATCTCGGAGGCATTGAGGAAACTCCTTCAGGAATTAAAAAAATAGTAAAAGCAAATATCAAATCAATGAATAAATTGAGTGAAGATACGAAGAAATTCCTAATAGCACTCTTAGATAAAGCAGATGAAAAAGGAAAGAGTATTGATATATCAGACATACTACCACCAGATGAGGTTTCCAAAAGAGACTTAGCAACTATATCAAAAGATTTTGGAGAAATTCTCGCTGGTATATGGGCAGTCCGAAACATCGGCTTTAGTAAAGCATACTTCCCACTAGCAAGTAATGAGCCTCTCGCAGATTTTTATGGCATACGAGGACGAATGAGATACCCTATATCGGTAAAGTCTGGTGGAGGAAGTTCTACTACAGTTAAAAATTTAACCGATGTTTTAGAAGAGCATATGAAAGACCCCGAATATATAACGGGATTCACAGAAACCGAGAAAGCATTGATGGATGTACTATTTGCTCTTAAGGACCTTTCTGTAATGGATGGAATTGTCAAAGCGAATGTGATACTGAATACGCCTGGAATTAAAAAACTTGCAACAGCAATGGGCACTCGGGTAAACTCAATAGATTTAAATAAAATCCAACTCTGGTTAAATGACTTTAAATCAAATAAACAAATCCAGACCAAACTGAAACCCTTCCACGATGAAATGAACAAACAAGTGGATAAAGGAAGTTGGAAGAAGTTAAAAGGGAAGGGTATTATTGGATTCGTAATTGGGCCAA